GAAAATATAACCCAGAACTATGATACAAGAACTACCATTAAGAGTATTTTTAAATACGCAATTTGATCCAGAAGATATCGCTGAAAACGGATGCACTGTATTAGATAATTTAGAATTAGATAACAACGGGAAGCTGACAGTAAGGAAAGGAAAGAAAGCAAAATCATACCTAGATGAGATTTTATGCACAGATTTAATAAGATGCAACACAACTAGAGGTAAATTCTATATAGGTTATGATAAAAAAAACAAACAATATTTCAGAGTAAACAAACTATAGGATAAGTATGAGAATAGAATATAAACCAGTATGGACATCAAGCCTACAAAATGAATTAACATCTACGGGGGCAATAACAAAAGCTAAAAAAGGGTGGCTTTCTCCGGGAGACATTATATTCCCTAAAACCCATTCGCAGTACGTTAAACCAGATTTATCTAGTAATTACTACGGAACTGCTCTAGAGCCTTGGGTAAAGGCATTTAAAAAATTAACTGGTAAAAAAACTATAACAAGCTTTAATCCTTTAGGGTGGTATAGTTACAGACGTAAAAGGAACTGGATATAATCTAGAGCTAATTCCCGGAGAATCTATTAGTGTTTCTGGGAGTATAGATGTGGAAATGACTTGGTTTTCAGACTATGATACAATCTCAGATAATGACGTTAGTGATTGCATTATTGGGGGCAATCAGACTCTTGCTTTAGATAAAGGAAATAACAACGAAGGGATATTTCTGCAAATAAAAGGAGATTATGCGAACAATAATATATCAAACGGAGATGTTCCACAAGTTTTGATAACATTTAAATCATTTAACGGTTTACACGCAAACACATTTTCTCCAATGATGAATACTTTTTATAATTCTCCTTGGGACAATCAAACGTGGATTAATAGTGCAGATGGCAGTGGAGCTTTTTCTAGCCCTAAAATATCATACGATTCAGCTACTAATACTGGAGTTAGACTTACATCCGGTAGCGATCCAGCAACTGAAAATGGTTATAATGCTAATTACAATTATGCAATTTCGCACGTTTTAAAAGAAACTGACAAGTTAAAACAAGCTTGGTGTTGGGGGGCAGATGGTCCATTATCTTTGGGCTTTATAATAGACGTAGTGCCTTTAAGCGACCTTCCAACTGGCTCCGATGGTTATTTATATAAAGGTTTTAGATTTGAAGACCTTGGTATGGCTGGTGGAACTGAAGGTATATTTGATTACACTGGAGATGGAAATACTAATTATCCAGATGTAGATGCTGGCACTGGTGGAATGTTTTTTGCAATGGTAGTAAATAAAAAACAAGGAAATCTTCTTGAAGACTATGCAGAATATGGACTCCCATCTATTCCATCAGAAGATATGTACGAGTTCGTTTACGATGGCAATAGCGTTGTTCAGACTTGGATAAATGTTGCTATAAACCCTTTTGGTTCTAATAACTCTGGAGTATGGGGAATACAAACTCCTTATATTAAATTTGATGGAAATGCTTTATTTAGTGGAGTAGCTGACCCCGGACAAACTACTACGGTTACAGAAACTCAAGATATTGTAATAACCAGCAGTATGTTTTCAGAAAGATGGTCTGCTGGAAATGTTATGACAATCCAGCCAGCTATGGAGTTCTGGAATACACTTGACCCAGAATTAACAAAAGATGAGGTTATGGAACAGTATTACATTAATGGAGAAATTAATTTTGATAACAAAAAACCTTATGTGTCAGTAGAATCTGACAACAGTTGGGTTGATGAAGCTACAAGGAGCATAAGAATAATGAACACGATAACAAATGTTGCCCCAACTCTGGCACACGTTCAGCCTAATGGCTCTGCAATGACGGTAACCTTTGATGTTACTGAAACGGGCACATTCAATGTTATATTGAGAAAAGCCACGGGAGAATATGGTTCTCCTACACAAATAGGGCAAGTAACAGCATCAGCAATAGGTGGACAAAGTATAACAATTTCTAGCACAGATATAAATAATTTAAGTTTATCAGAAGGAGACGATTACTACATCCAGATTATGAATAATGGAGATGAAAATAAATGGGCTAGAGGATATACATTTAGTGTAATTGAAAATATGACTGGCTTAAATATAAGTTCTCCAACAGCTGACAGCCAACATTATCAAGGTGGAACAGTTACAGTCAACTGGAATACTACCTCTGGGGCAACAACAGATGATAGTGGAGAATAATGGCAGTAATTAGTTTTACATTAGAAAGAAGGGCAAATTCATCAGTACCTTGGTCTCAATGGGCTGGCTTTCCAGATGGTTCTGGAGGAACAACTGCTGTTATACAAACAGCAAATGATGGTTCCCTTGACTGGGAAATACCAGCTGATTTAGACCCTACATATCAGTGGAGAATAGTTTCTTCGGTCCAAGGTCAGCAAATGAGTGCTGTAGAGTTTGATGTGTATGATAGAGGGGAAACTGAATTACTAGGAACACCTTTAT